CACAGAAGCGGATCGTCCATCGCAAGTCGGGGAGTTTTTGCCGGGCGATTTCGGCGGAAGCCTATAGCAAGCACGGCTTTAACGCCTCGGTCGTGATTTACGACGAGCTGCACTGTGCGCCGAATCGTGACCTCTACGATGTGCTCGTGACGAGCCAGGGCGGGCGCGTACAACCACTGATGATTGTCATCTCGACGGCCGGCTACGACCGGCATTCGATTCTCTGGGAACTCTACGCCCACGCGAAAAAAGTGAAGGAGCAACCCTCGCTCGATCCGACATTCCTCCCGATTTTGTATGAAGCCGAGCCGGATGAAGATTGGACCAACGAGCGGATTTGGAAGCGCTGCAACCCGGCTTTAGGGGATTTTCGGAGCCTCGAGGATATGCGGATTCTGTGTCAGCGGGCCCAACAGATCCCGGCCCAGGAGATGACCTTTCGGCAGTTGTATTTGAATCAGTGGACCGAATCGGCGGCGCGGTGGATTCCCTTACTGGCCTGGGATGCCTGCGCCGTGGTGGACGCCGCATGACGCGCGACGAGTATCGGCGCCGTCTCAAAGGTCGCCGGATGTTTCTCGGCCTCGACTTGAGCTCGACGAAAGACTTGACCGCGCTCGTCGGCGTCGCGCCGGACGATGACCACTTCGACGTCCTCGCGCAATTCTTTGTGCCGCAGGAGAGCATCAAAGAGCGCTCGACACGCGACCGGGTGCCCTATACCGAATGGGCGCGGCAGGGCCATCTCGTGGCCACACCTGGAAATGTGGTGGATTACGACTACATTCGCCAGACGGTCAAGGACTGGGCGGCGGAATTCTCGATTCACAGCATCGCCTTCGACCCGTGGAATGCGACCGATCTCATCACCCGGCTCTATGAACAAGACGGCTTTACCTGCACCGCGATGCGTCAGGGATTTAATTCGCTCTCGGCGCCGACGAAGGCCCTCGAGGCAGCGATTCTATCGAAGGCCCTTCGTCATGATGGGCACCCCGTCTTGCGCTGGTGCGTTAGTAACGTGTCGGTCGAAACCGATGCGATGGGGAATCTCAAACCGTCGAAGAAAATCAGCACCGAACGGATTGATGGCGTGACGGCGCTGATCATGGCGATTGATCAGATGAACCGGCACACCGTCGACAAACCGCCCGCGTTTCAGTTGTTCGTGTTGCCGCGATGAGCCGCGATCCCCAGGATCCCGCACCCGTCCCCCGCGGACGGCCCAAAGCCGACCAACCGGGCAGTACCCTCAGTGTCTGGGTCTCGCAGAGTTACCACGACCGCCTGATTCGCCTCGCCGAGAAACGGGATCAGAGCGTGTCGGCCACCGTCCGCGAATTGCTGCATCTGAAGTTGAAATAATCTGCCACGTACAGTAAGGTAACGAGGCTGATCGACGTATGGTGCGCCGATCAACCTCTCACCACGTTACGGAGCCAAGGACTCCACACGCATGGCTAAATCCAAGTCTACGCCCGCGTCGCCATCCACAGAGATCTCGGAAATCCTGGAAGTCACGACACAGACGCTCGAGTGCTGCATTCTCGGCACGAGCCCACTCATTCTGAATCGGATGAGCGAAAAAGCGAAGCATGAACTCTTGCTCCCGAAAGGCCGCAAGAGCGCCATCGAGAAAGCCACGACCCTCAAACACAATCCGCTCGAAGAATTCCGCGCCTCCGCATACACGCTGAAGGATCCATCACACCTCACCTACCTCGCGATTTTGGCGACGGCCTTCAAGGGGGCGCTCCGGGAATCGGCGCTCGATATGCCGGGCGCGAAGAAAGCACAGATCGGCCGCCTGACCTACGTCGAAGGCGAAATGATCGAGATCTACGGCCTGCCGAAATTGAAGATGGATATCGTTCGGTCGGCTGATATGAACAGAACTCCTGATGTGCGCAGCCGGGCGGCCCTGAAGGAATGGGCCTGTCGGGTGCGCGTGACCTTCGTCCGACCGTTGATTCGTGTGCAAGCGGTGGCCAATTTATTGGCTGCAGCTGGTATCACGATCGGCGTCGGCGATTGGCGACCGGGGAAAGGGTCCGGCAACTATGGGCAATTCCGGATCGTGAAACCGGAGGATGCCATTTTTAAACGCATCGTCAAAGAAGGCGGACGGGCGGCACAGATCGCCGCGCTCGAGACGCCAGTCTGTTATGACGACGAGACGACAGAACTTCTGAGCTGGTATCAAGAGACGCTCTCGAGCCGCTCATTGCAGGGGGTGGCATGAAACTCACCCAACGACAAATCGCGCACATCAAAACGCTCGAGGATCAACGCGGAGTATTGACGCCTTCCATCGTGGTCGCAGATGCGAAGAACAAACGCTCCCCGCTCCATGCGATCTTTCCGTGGGACGTCAAGAAAGCCGCGATGGCCCATTGGCTGGCGATCGCGCGGGATGTGATCGGCTCGGTCGAAGTCATGGTGACGAATGAGACGATGACGATCCGCAGTCCGGTATATATCCGTGACCCAGAAGCGGCAGGCGATCAGGGCTATCGATCCATCCATGCGTTACGGAGCGATCCGCAACAAGCGCGCGAGGCACTAATTTATACGTTGCGGACCGCGGCCGGTCATGTGCAGCGGGCGCGCGATATTGCGCTCCCGCTCGGACTCTCGAATGAAGTCGATGTGTTGATCGAAACGATTTTGGGTTTAGTGAAAGCCCTGAGTTCGCAAGCGGCGTAAAGGCGGTGGTCGGATCTGACGGGACACGGCAAGGCGGGACAAAGACGCGGCAGGCTAGGCGTGATGGGATGAGACTGGGACAGGCACTTCCAGATCCGGCGAGACACGGCAGGCGCGGTGAGGTGGGATTTGGGAGTTTTGGCGTGATGTGATCCGGCTCGATATGACGTGGCAGGTCTGGCGAGGTCAGACGCATCAAGATGAGGCGCGATCTGGCCGAATACGACCGGGCATGGTCTGATGAGATCTGGCGAGGCTGACTAGGCAGCGTAAGGCGTGGCCGGAGCGACTCGGCTAGGTGAGCGACGGCTTGACATGGAACAGGCGAGACGCGACTAGACAAGGCAGGCGTGGCACAACATGAGCCGGCATGACAAGATTCGATGAGTTGCGACACGGCATGATTTGATTCGGCGTGGCCGGCAATATAAGGGGCGTGAGGGGCAACCTTCACGCCCTTTTCTGTTTTCCTATTACTAAAATACTCAGTTTCTAGATTCCTTCTAGGCTAGGCGCGTGACTGATCGCGCGTATTGCCTACTCACCGTCAAATCTATCGACGTTGATCGCCGTGAAATTCGCGGCGTTGCGACCACACCCGATACAGATCGCCTCGGCGACATTATCGAGCCGCTCGGCGTCAGTTTTACGAATCCCCTCCCGCTTCTCCTTCACCACGACGCCAAGCAACCCGTCGGCACGGTGAATTTCGATCCACCGACAGCCAGCGGGATCACGTTTACGGCCTCGTTGCCACACATTGAGGAACCGGGACGGGTCAAAGATCGTGTGGATGAAGCCTGGCATTCGCTGAAAGCCGGGCTCATTCGTGGTGCCTCGATTGGGTTTCGCGCGATGCCGGATTGGGTCAAGCCGCTCAAAGGTGGCGGTCTGCATTTCCTGAAAACGCTCGTGGCTGAATTATCGCTGGTCACTGTTCCAGCCAATTCCGCGGCGACGATCACCTCCGTCAAAGCCTTCGACGTGGCCGCACCCGGCCCTAACGCGCCCGGACCCTCGGGCATTCCCCTTCCGCAGCGCGGGCAGAAAGCCGCGCACGCTATGACCACAGTTGAACAAATTACGGCCTTTGAATCCAAGCGCGCGGCCAGCCTCGCCGCGGCTCAAGAGATTCAAAAGAAAGTCCTCGACGAAGGGCGCTCGAAAGATGACACCGAGCGCGAGAAGTACGACGAACTCACGAACGAGGTCAAAGCCTGCGACCTCGAACTGAAAGACCTCCGCGACATGGAGAAGATGCAAATCCTGACGGCCACGCCGATCACGACGACGGCGAATCCGGTGCAAGCCTCGGCGTTGCGCGGTGGCGAATCGAGCACGACGCCGGTGATTCAAGTCCGCTCGATGCTCCCGAAGGGCACAGCGTTCACGCGGATGTGTATGGCGATCGCGTCGAGCGGCGGCGATTCCTACAAAGCCATTGAGCGCGCGAAGGGCTGGCATGACAGCACACCCGAAGTTGAACTCATGGTTCGCGCGGCAGTGGCTGTCGGAACTAGCACCGATTCCACTTGGGCCGGTCCTTTAGTGGTCACGCAACCACTCGTCGATGAATTCCTCGACCTCCTCAGGCCAAAGACATTGCTCGGGCGCGTGCCAGGTCTGAAACAAGTCCCGTTCAATATTTCGATTCCGAGTCAGACGACGGGCGGCACGTACGGATGGGTCGGACAAAACAAACCGAAGCCAGTCACAAAAGCCGACTACGCGACCGTGACGCTCGGCTTCAACAAGGCGGCCGGGATCATCGTGCTCTCAGAAGAACTCGTGCGACTCTCGACGCCGTCCGCGGAAGGGCTCGTCCGGAACGAGATGATTCAGGGGATGGGCGCGTTTCTCGATATCCAATTCGTCGATCCGACCGTCGCGGTGTCGGTCGGCGTCAATCCGGCCAGTATCACCAACGGCGCGGCGACGATTGCCTCGAGCGGCGTGACGAGTGCCGCGGCGAAAGTTGATCTTTCCTCGCGCGTCAATGTCTTCGTGACGGCAAATTATTCGCTCGGGGAATCGGTCTGGCTCATGAACGAATCGAATGCGTTCGGGCTGGGCCTCTCGGTCAATGCGCTCGGGCAACCGCTCTTCCCTGGCTTTACCGGCGAATCCGGCCAACGGTTGATGGGTATTCCTGTTGTCATC